GAAACCGGGTTTAGATTTCAGCCGCGTTAAGCAGTCCATGATGTTCCGGTTCAACCCGGTCCGTCAGGCGACAGCGGAGCGATTGGGCACTGAGCTGGATGCCTTTTACCAAGGCTCGCTGACCATCGCCCGATTCTGGGAAGCCATGCAGAACCGTGATCCTGAAGTTCGGACGGCTGGCGGAAAGCGCGGCGACGCGGTGGAAACACTGAACTGGACCGTCAACGTCGATGAGGATGCGTTCGAAGACGACGATGCGGCCATGGCTGCGATGGCGGACAATCAAAAGAAGGCGCTGCAACGCTTTTACTCTCGGCTGTGCGTCACGGACATCATGAAGCAGGACATCCAGGGCGGGGTCGGCGTGCTCGCTCGCCAGATGCTTGATTCACGCGCCAAAGGGTGGGCCGTTCACGAGATCATTTGGAAGCCGGATCCCAATGGCGAACTGTGCGCCGAAGTACGCTTTTGCCCCCTGTATTGGTTCGAGAACCGGACCGGAAAACTTCGGTTCCTCGAATCCGATTTCCAGACTTACGGCGTGGACATGAAGCCGGACGAATGGCTTGTGACCGCGGCGGACAACTACATGGAGGCGGTCACAACGCTCTGGCTGTGTAAAAGGAGCCTACTGCAGGCGTGGGTTCGATTCTGCGAGAAGTTCGGGCAGCCGCTTCCAGTCATCAAGACCGACTCCGCAAAGGGATCCGACGAATGGACGAATGCCGAGGACGCGCTCGCCGCCATCGGTGAGGATTGGGGATTGGTCCTGAACAACGGCGCCAGCCTTGAGTTTCCGAGCCTTGATCGAAGCGGCGACAACACTTTCCACGCTCTCCACGAGGATCTGAAGAGGACGATTGTCACGATCATCCTCGGTTCAGACCTCGCCACCATTTCAGCGGGATCCGGAAGCGGACAAGGCGCATCATTGCAGGGCCAGGAGGACGCGAAACGCGAGCGGGCCGACGCTTCTCTCATATCCGAGACGCTCAACAGGCAGATGGACAAGTTTGTGATCAATTACATGTTCGGGCCCGATGTTCCCGTGCTTGTGAAGTTCGCGCTTGTGCCCTCGAAGCGGCAGGACATCGCGCAGGAATTGGCCGTGGATAAGGAGTTCCGCGCGATGGGCATCGAGATCAGCAAGGCGGACATCCGCGAGCGCTACGGGCGTTCTGAGCCAAAGGACGGAGAGGAATTGGTTGGGCAAGTCGACCAACCTGATTCGGTGGAAGCGGGCAAGCCAAACGCAGCGGAACCCGATCACGCGATGGCTAACGAAGCTCAATTCGCGAACGCTTTACGGAATGAAGCGATCAAGGAAATAGCGAAAGCGCGGGCGCTTGAAGTGGTCAGCATTGCCGACACGCTGAAAGGAGTTTTGGAGATGGATGAGCCCGCAAAAATGCTCAACGCGCTTAAGGTCTGGCAGCTCAATTCCACCGAAAGAGCCAAGCGAATCCTCGCAAACCCTACCCAGTTCGGGTTAGTTTTCGAGAAACACCTTGCGACCAGCGTATTAAACGGACTCTCATCGGCACCGAAGGCATAGTTAGCCTTCGGCTATGGGCCGACCTTTAAAACACAATCGATGGGGGCGGTTATACCTCTGCAACGACTCGCAGAAGGAGCAGGTTTTCACCAACGGAAACGCTCTCGCTATCGGCGAGGATGGTTTCGCGTTGCTGGCTCCATTCGGTGACTCCCGTTATTCCATCCAAGAAAAGGGTGGGTTCAAGACCGTGGTGCAACGCATCACGAAGGAGAACGCGGTTGAGATGGTCAACGCGTTCAACTCCGCCGTCGGGAAAGCTATTCGATGGGTTGTCGGATCCCCGATTTTCCTAGGTCATCCGGACGACTCCGTCACTGGGCACAAGTACCCAGTCAAGGAACCCATGGGAATGTTTGCGGACCTGCAAGTCCGCGACAATGGGCTCTATGTTCGCCCGATGTTCAACGAAAAGGGCGCAAAGGTTTTGGAGCGTCCCGAAAAGGTCTACTTCAGCGGGCGTTGGCCGGTAAAACACACCGGAGAGAAGGACGGAATGCCCGTCTATGAGCCCACTTCCGTCACTTCAATCGGCATCACGAGGAACCCGAACCTTCCAACGGAGATGCTCAACGAATCTTCTAACACTATGGACAAATCCAAACTGATTGCATTGCTGGCGAAGTCCGGCATCACGCTTTCGAACGAGGCAACCGACGAAGCAATTCTCGCTGAATTCGACAAGCTCAATGCGGCCAAGGCTGCTGCTGACTTGCAACTCGCGAACGAGAAGCAGGCCAAAGAAGCTGCAGAGCAGAAAGCCAAGGACGCCGAGTTGACGCTTCAGAACGAACGCAACGCGCAGGCCATCACGCTCATCAATGAGCGAATCACCGTCGGAGCCATCACCGCCGCCGAGAAGCCTCTGTGGGAAAATCGCCTGAAGGCCGATTTCACCAACGAATCCAAGGCGCTGTCTGCGCTTCCTTCCAAGATCAAGACTTCAGCCGCCCCCGGCGTTGACGGTTCCCGCTCTCGCATCCCTTCCGAAACGAAGGAATCCGGTGAAAAGCTCATCCAGTTTGCAAACGCGAAGATGGAAGAGATTCGAAAGGCCAACCCGAACGCGATGCAATCCGAGATTTACCGGATGGCATACGCCGCCGCCGCCGCCGAAAACCCCGCCCTCGTCACCGCAATCAACAATCCCTAATTTATGCCCGATCCAGTTCCAGCATTGCCGCAAAAGGACGCCGCCGAACTCGCTGCGTTTCGTGAGAATGCCGCTTACGAAAAGCGCATCTCTGAAATCATCGCCGAGCGTCGCGCCATCTGCAACGGAGCCATTCCCGACTCCATGCTTCGCGACATCGCCATCACACAAATTGCACACGACAAGGCGATGGCGGCTGAATCCGCTTCTGCCAAGAAGTAACCATAACACCACCTTCAAGACATGAAACACGAGACTAACGACCTGCTTCGCTCCGCGCTGAAGAAGGTCAACACCACGATCCGGTCCATCGGCCGGGGAACTCAATTCGATTGGAAGCGCATGCGCTCCGATTGGAGCCCTGCACAAAACCTCGCCGCGCTTCGCCGATTGATTCAGCGCGGGCAATTCGAATTCGTCAACGACGTCAATTCCAAGACGCATCCGGACGGTGTAATTTCCAAGCTCGGCGATACCGCCGTCGCGCAATACCTGTTGGTGCAAAAGGGTGCTTCCGCTCCCTCGACAAACGTGGCTGTGTTCACCTCCGGCAATCCGTTCGGAGTGACTCTCTACGGCGGGTTGAGCACCACGGAATACAACCCTGTTCGATTGCTCCAAGGTGGAGTTGGTTCCGTCATTATGACCTCTGACGCTTCCGCTGCCGTCGCTGTTGGCGACATCCTGGTGGGCGTCTCCGGTGGCACGGTGAAAACGAACACTGCCACTACCACGGAAATCCTCATCGTTGGCGTTGCAATCGAAGCCTGTGGTAACGGCGCGACCGGTACCGACAAGGAATTCGAGGTCATGCCCTGCTACAACAACAAGAGCGTGTAATTCACTCTGACATCTTTCAAGGAATACCATGAATTTTCCAGCAATCACGGACTTCACGAACGCCAAAGACTACGCCAATGCCGTGGGCATGCCCTACGACAATGGCCAGGAGTTGAAAACGGGCGAAGTCTACATCGCGAACGATACTCGCTTCGCGTCGGCGAATTACAATGTTGCACTGACCAACTTCGCTGTTGGTGGTTGGGCCAACAGTGGACTCGAACAAGAGTTGACGGCCTACGTCGGCGCTCCGGTTCTCGTCAACCGACGGTTCAACTACAAGGTCTGGGCGAACGCCGAGGCTCTGAAGTCTGAAACCGACGACATCCGCGCCATTGGTGCGGAGTTCCAAGAAGTCCGACGCGGCACTTCCGAAGTCAACACGCAGACCGCTCCTCGCGGCTTGATCATGGTTCTCGATCGAGAAGAGTTGAACGCTGGCGTTGTGACTGAGCAGGGTGCGGTTCAGTACCTCACCGAACGGCTTCAGCTCAACCAGATCCGCCGCGCTTCGGCGTTGCTGATCGCTGCTGCAACCAACACTGGCCGAGTGTGGCTCTCTGG